GCTTGTCTTTAAATCCGCTATAAAGTTCAAAATCTAAATCAGGGTGTGGCGTATTACATTCTGTACATTTTGCTATTGTCATAGTCTATTCTTCTTTTTTGCTGCATCGTTAAGCGCATTAGTTACCCACTCAGCCAGCTTCTTACCCTCAGCAGCATGAACCCATACCGCTTTCTGTTGTGGGGTGCAGCGTACCTCAAGGCGTGAAGATTTGGTTAGCTCTTTGCTGGCATTCTTCTGGCCTGTCATTCCATGTTCGTTATTCATTCATCATCCTCCAGCTTAAACTCGATGGTTTGATATTTGCGTACTGCTTTAAACTTCTCTTTCATATCTTTTAGTCCAGCTTCTAACGCTGAACATATCTTAACCACATCATCCTCAGTGTATGAGTAGTTAGTTTTGTCACTCAGGTTGCCGATTAATTCGATAGTAGTCAACGCCTTGTTGACCCTGTTCTGCGCCAGCTTTACAAACTGAACCCTGCTGTTCTTAGTCATGTGATACTCCTATAAGCATTGCTTGATTCAACCACTTTTTTATACATCAATACAACTTCATCATGCTTAACTTCACCTCGTTTAAACGCGGCACGAATATCTTTGTATAGCTTGCTGTCTGTTTTGTAAGCTATCTCTATCTCCTTAAAAGTCTCAGCGTCTATACGTTCTGCCTCGGCATCTAACTGCGCATTAACAAGAGTTGATCTAAGTATTCTATAAATATCTTGGAAAGCATCGCCGTGGGGCTTCTTGCAGCTAGACTTGTACATTCTGGTATATGGGCCATAAGCGTGTTGAACATGGTGAGCAACTTCATGCGCCACAACAGCAAACAATACTGACTCAGGCGTTGCCGCTTGCTTTCTCTCACCTATAACGGGGTCTGATCTATAGGCCGCGTATTCATTTAACCAACGTCCACCTCTATGGTATTCAGATACATCTATAGAGATGTGCGACTCCCCACCATAACTCCTTTGACTTTTTTTCTTTATCTCAACACGAAGCGGCTTCCAAAAAGACTTTTGTTTAGCAAAGCCTATCTCATGCTTTGGCTTGTTGAGTTCAGTCATGCACTGCTTGACCATCTTTAAGACCAATACACGATCTTCAACTGTTACATTCTTACCGCGCTTACAGGTTATTTTCATGTGAATCTCCTAGTCTAAGTTCCGCTTAGTCGGTGGGGCCGTAGCCCCTATTGTTATTTACGATGTTAACTTTACGAATAAAGCGCTTTCTTCGTCTGTAATTGACTCGCCACCCCATGTATAACACTCACCATTGCCAGCGTTGTAAGGTGCAAATAAAACCATATCATCTTCATCGTGTACAACTGTGATCATGTCCTTTTTTACTAGGGAGGCAATAACACCTCGTAATACTTGAGGACTTTTACTTGTCATCACATTCATATCAACAATACTTGCTCCCAGCTCTGTATCGCATACATCTAGGATTGCGTTGTAAGTGATAACTTCTAATTCTGTGTAAGTATTCATAATCATCTACCTTTATTTATTAACTTGATTCAATAACTTAATTGTACGGACAAATTGAATAGATGTAAAGGGGTTTAGAAAAATAAATTATCCCGCCTAATATACAGTGGTTTGTAAATGAACAAGTGGCGGTTTTAGAGGGCTGTTTTTTGCTCATTTGTTAGGCGAGGGGGTGGTATCTTGTTGATTTATAAAGAAACGCATACAGATTGCAAATCCGTTCACTCCGGTTCGATTCCGGATTCGGCCTCCATTATACGGGCGTTTCAGCGATAGTAACCACTCTCGCCTAACACAGCATAATAACTCGCCTAAAATACAGTGCTGGTTTTATGTACAGTTTAGAGCGGAGTTAGCACTTTTTTAGAGGGCCAGTTGGATTCTATCCGTCTTACGATGGTGTGGTAGTTTATACCCAATTCCTCAGACCATTGAGCTATGGTTTTAGTTTCTCCATCGTGTTCAAAAAAAACATTAGTGCTTTTATTATTTGAATTTTCTTTTGGGGTGACCCATCGCCAGTTGTTAGGCTCATAATTACCATCGTTATCTATTCGAGCCAATTGATAACCTTCGACATAGGAGCTTATAAGGTCGTCATGGAACCCTTTAAAATCTAACCATCTGTCACAGACTGAAATCCCCCTACCTCCATAGCGTGAATAATTTGTATCTTTTGGGTTTTCGCATCTCTGCTTCATATCAGCCCATCTTCTGTATATCGGGCTTTTTGATGCATCAGCGATTCTATGACAGCCACATGAAATAGCCCGACCTCTTTTTAAGTCTCCTGATTGTGCAGTAGTCGTGGCCCCACAATCGCATAAGCAAGACCATGTAAATCTGTTAGGCACGTTAGTTGGCACTCGCTCGACTACGGTTAGTTGCTGAAATTTTAGGCCGACTATACTTAATGATTTTCCAGACATATCTAATTCACTATTTTAGGGTAGGGACTATCTTTATTTTACGAGAATAGTTTTGAGCTTGCGCTTCGGTCTTGTGACCTGAAAATTCTTGCAAGTTTCCATCGTAGTCAGAAATTGATTTAGCCTTGATGTCGTGGAAGGTGAAATCTGTCACCCACTCCCCATTATGATTTTCCCAAGCCTTTTTTCTCGCTTCCGCATACCATTTAGCCATGGTCGTCTGCTTTGAGTGATTACCCTTTGCATCACAAAATACTAAATTTAAGTTTTGCACTACCTGAACCGATAAAGCCAGATCAACAGCGGCCCTTAAACGTGGGTTCCACTCTTTAATTTGTTTAGCACCTGTCTTGCCTTGGCGAATGTAAATACCTTCATCCTTTAGCTGCTTTCTAGTTAAACCCCATACGTCTGCTTGTCTTGCAGCACAGCAATAGCTAATCTCCATAGAGGCGGCAAGTAAAGGCCATTTGATCCTAGCTTCTGCCAATACAGCGTTATACTCCCAGTCCTCAATATAACGCTCACGATGTGGCTCTGTGAACTTCCTAACGCCCGTACAAGGGTTCATCTTGACCTTGCCGTTTTCATAGGCCCAGCTAAACACTGCGCTCATGAACGAATGCTCACGGTTCGCCTGCACGATTGTGGTCTTTGCCCTTTGATCCATGTACTTACGGATGTGATGGGGTTTGATCCTATGTTTATTTGTCTTGCCAAACACACGGCCCACGCGCTGACCGTATTGAACGTAATCAATCTTAGTCCTGACGCTGAGTTTTAGATAATTAGAGCCGCCAAAGTATTCACGCATCAACTGGTTAAACGCGCCAGTGGGTTCTTCACTCAAAGACACGGCGGCATAATACTTAGATAATATAATTTCTTTCTCTTCCGTAAGCGCACCCAGCCTAACTGACCCGCCAGACTTTGGGTGGTATTCGTAAGACACCCGCCCCATGTAGCAGCGAGTAGGTAGCCATTCTGGCCCTTTAGTGCGTTTGCGTGGTGACATAGTTAACCCATTGCCGAAAAGTCTGGTTCTTCATTATGCGCCAAATTATTATTAAACCGCAAATGGGTGGGATTATTAAAGCTGAACCATGTTACGTGTGGGCAACCATTGCGATCTTTCACATAGTGGATGTTATGGTCTTTAAAAACTTCGCACTGTTTAGCCATTGAGGTGAAGCCTGTTACTGTGGCAATCTCTGCCTCGGTCATTAAATTATTCATAGTGTTGGCTCTTTTTTTGTTCCGTCATATTTCAGGGTTAACAATGAATTAGCTGCTTTTTCTACTTTGGTGCGGCAATCCCATTCTTCAATAAATGTATGAGGACTGACAAATGAGCGAGTCATACGATTATCAATCTCAGGGTTAAATTGATAATCTATTGGGAAATTTACTGTTAAGTTCATAATAATCACCTATCTAGTTTACCTACCAAAAAACCCAAATTAATGGGCTATGGCTGCGTCTTTCCGCAAAGTCATCACGGCAATTTAAAACGGTATATCGTCATCAAACGAAGCATCAAAGCCACCTTCCACTGCTTGCCTTGCCTGCTGCTGGTTCTGCGCCTGCTGTTGTGGTGCTTGCTGACGCTGCTGAGGCGCTTGCTGTTGCTGCCGTTGCTGTGGCGCTTGCTGCTGCTGCTGCGTACCACCTTCGCGGCTGTCTAGCATTTGCATTTCAGAAGCCACTATCTCAGTGCTATAGCGTTTTACGCCATCTTGTTCCCACTGGCGTGTACGCAAAGAACCTTCCAAATAAACCTTTGAGCCTTTACGCACATATTCGCTGGCAATCTCAGCCAAGCGGTTAAAGAACACCACGCGGTGCCATTCTGTACGCTCCTGAGCCTGCCCTGTTTGCTTATCCTTCCAAGATTCTGATGTGGCTATACTAAGGTTAGTTACTGCCCCGCCACTGGGCATGTATTTTGTTTCTGGATCACCGCCCACGTTACCCACTAAAATAACTTTGTTTACACCCTTTGCCATGCTGTATTACTCCTATTAAATTTCTTCTGCGTCTGCTTTTAAAACGCTTTCAAATGCACAAACTGATATTGATTTGGCTATTGCTTCGGCCTCTTCTTGTGATTCAGCCTCCACTATTAATGTATCAACGTGCCGCTCAATCACTTTAACCATGTAACTAGCCATGCTGTACTGCTCCTATTTAATTTCTAATCGCTGACCAGATACTAGGCTAATCCCTTTAATAACTTCGCCAGCCTGAATTGCCTTTTTTAACTCTGCCTTATTCGCAGTGGTCGTTGTAATAACCTTAGTTGTGCGGTAATTCTCGTTTAGCGACTCAACATCAAGCCCACTTTCAATAATCACGGCTGCTGGCGTCTTTTTAACTTTTACGTCAAAGTACACGCCATTAACTGCGGTGAACCCGTTTTGAGTCATATTTTGTAACAGGTATTTAGTTAGCCCTGCTGCATGGTTATCTAGTGACTTAGATCGTTTAGCCATATCTAGCATCGCGTTCTTGATAGACTCAGCCTGTGCTTTTGTGTTGCGAATATATGCCGCCACGCGCTTAATCTTTTCTGAAACTTCGCCCTCTAAACCTTCCATTGTGTCGAGAAAAGTATCCGCGTCTATGGCACCGCTTTGCTCCATTTCGTAAAGGTCATTTAGCGCGTGGCTGTAATCCTGACTGACTTCAAATAGTGTTGTGTTCATGCTGCTACTCCTTCGTGTACCATTTCATTAATAGCAGTTTGCGTTTGGTTATTTAAACAATCCCAGACATTATCTAACTCTGTAGGGTCTATCTCATTCCATGCTTCAATGCATGCTCCTCTATCGTTATTCATAATCATTTTCATTAAGGCATTTGCAGTTTCATTTTTTGCTATTGCTTGTGTTTTTTTGGCCTCAGCTTCTACTTCTGGTAAATCTTCCCCAGCGTATATGTAAACTCCCAAGCCAACCATTGCCAAAGCCTTAACAAGTGTTCTCATTCTTGCCTTGTTAATGGCAGTTGATGATGGGTTAGTTATCGCTTCATTTTTATTGCCCATAACAGGCAACCACATGCTTCTCACAAGCGTTTCATCACCGTCAATAATGGTTAACTCACACGTTATTTCCATCGTACCATCGTTAAAAACGCGGTCAGTAAAGGCGTATGTAGTGTTAGGGTATTCAGACATCATGGCTGACCATGCCCATGTCCAACTCAAATATGTAAAATTCCCCTTTGTTTCTGTGTTTTCATTAACATTTATAGTGCTAAGGTTTTCCCAAACTTTTTTTGCAATAGTCATTACATACCCCTTTGAACGTCTTCATTCATTTGCAAAAGCGCATTAAATCGGCTTTCGTATTCGTTAAAATCTTTGCTGCCAACCTTGTACGGATTGTAATTTTCTGCCGTGTCTTGGTAGTCAATGCCAGCTTTCATGCTGGGCGTCATAGTTATGTTATTCATAGATGCACCCCTGATAAAATTAAAATTATTATTAAAATGGCTAAGTCGTTCATGCTGAAATACCTACCCAAAACCAAATTGAAATACTTGCCCAAATCAAACACCCAGCGGTGTTAATGATTAGCGTTTCTTTTGAGATATTCACAGATCACCCTTCTGGTAGTCAGGAACAATATTAGAATTGTAAAAGTCGTTAGCAGCGGCATTCATTAGAGCCACTAATCCGCGCCATTTGGTTGCGGCATCGGCATCAGTGAGTGGTTCACCCTTTAGCGCGTCCATCTGTATAGCGTCATGGGCAATCTGGCGAGTGGAGAAGTCAATATGCTCAAGCAAGTCGTTAGGCTCAACACTTCCTTCTGGCGTTGTGAATGAATCCTGTGCGGTAAACTCAGCAATAAAATCTGAAAGATCAGGGGTTACGATTTGCCCACATTCATTACGATTGAAGTGCTTGTTAATTCTGTTATATGCATTCATAGCTCTGCTCTTTTGTTACTGTGTATGCTTTACAGTGTAAGTGAACTAACAATGCAAAGCAAGCAGAATCGATAAAATGAGTGAAAAAGTTAGTGTGAGTTGCTAAAAAATAGGTTTTATGAGGATTTACTGGGGAGTTTCAGGCTGTAATAAAGGCGGGGCCATTGATATTTTTGTAAAGTTTATTTAGTTAACTAGAGGGGGGCCAGTGTGCTTGTTCGCTAACTGGTTTAGTCCCATGGGAACTAAGCTAAAATTACAGACTGGCACGGGATTTGTCCGTGGCATTAAGTCGTCCATCCAGTCCGTGTGCACGATAAACCAAGGGTAAATGTCGATTTCTCGCATCCACGCTAGTTTTCTGCAGCGGGCTTTTGATTGGTTTAAGCTATTCATTATATTATTCAGCCATGTATGAGCCGACTATTACTCCTATTATTTTGGTATATTCGTTAAATTGTTGAATAGGGTAGGCCACATTAAGCGGCTTTAAATATTTTACACCCCCATCTAACACGTATTCTCTGAATACAGATTCATCGGTAAATGTATTAATTGCAATAACCCTATCTCCTGTTTTTGGGGTTTTTGTTTGGTCAATAAAAATTAGCGTTCCTTTAGAGTATGACCTGCCATTAGGCGCGGTCATGACATCATTTTTTACTTCCAATGCAAAAGAATTGTCCCCGATGTCGAAAGGGCATCCTACAAACTGGTCATTATCACCCATTTCAAATGAGCCTTTTATTATGCTAGGCAAAGAACTCCAGTTTATAATCGGGAGTTTCTTTGTAATCGGTTGAAGTTTCAAGCCCTTTAAAAGTCCAAGCTCGTCGTCTGAAATCAATTGTTCAGTAGAGTACCCGAATGCTTTTGCTAGAGAAACCAGAGTATCGCCTTTTACCTCGGCTAGAGGGTTAGTTTCGATTTGGGCAATGCGCCCGCGACTTAAGTTAGTCCTTTTTGATAAATCAAGTTGTGTCCAGCCCTGATTTTTTCGTAAACCTTTCACTCGCTTTCCGAGGTCTAACATTTTAAATCCTTTGCTATAAGTTGTTGTGGCTTTTTGCTTATTTCTTGTAAGCCAGCTTACATGCTATTAGTGCTATAGAGGTTGACAGTAAAATGTAAGTGCAGTAACATTCCTTACATGAAAATACTTAAAGCAGAAGCCGTAGACACATTCGGTGGTGTCAAAAAACTAGCTGATGCTCTCGGAATTCAGCATAGCGCCGTGTGTCAGTGGGGCGAATTTGTTCCTGCCCTTCGTGCCTATCAGATCCGTGAGCTAATGAATCAAACAAATCAAACTGCTCAGTCAGAGAGGGTCGCGTAATGTCGGACAAGTTATCGAATACAGTTACTAGTTCTTTTGATAATGAGCTGTACTCATTTGCTAAACGTGATGCTGAGTTAATGGGTCTAGAGATGTCTGCATACATCAGGGTCACCTTTCTTGAGATTCGTAAGAAGCGTTTCGCTGAGATTAGGTTATTCCAAGACCTACTTCCTAGTAAAGAAATAGAATAAATAGAATCTATAGGTGACATATGAGCATTTTGGTTGCACCCCTAGAAGCTTTAACTGATTCGCTACTGTCTGATCCAGAGAGGCGCGTTCTACTGGCTTTGTTTAGCTATCGAGGCAAAGTGACTGAGTTAGTTTTTCCTAGCTTAGACGCGCTTGCTGACCGCTCTTTGATAAAGGATAAAACTCGCGTATCAAAAATAACAACCAGTTTGGCAAATAAGGGCTGGTTGACTAAGAAGAAGAAGGGTTTTACAGGGTGTAACCAATACACGATGTGTATGCCAGAGAGACTTACCAATTTGGACTCAGATGCCAAGTTGGTCTTAGACACCAAATTGGACTCAGACACCAAACCCAATTTGGACTCAGATGCCAAGTACGATGTTGGCACCACAGACCAAGTACAAGTAACACACCAAGTAACAAACCATATTAACAAACCAATAAAAAAGAAATCCGCTATCGCTTTGGTTATTCCTGAATGGTTAGACGGTGAGTTATTGAGTGACTTCATTGATATGCGTAAAGCCAAGAAGAATCCAATGACTCAAAAAGCTATTTCTTTACTGATTACCAAAATCACTAAGGCATTTAATGCTGGGCATGACACCACGCTGATGCTTGAGAATGCAATAGTCGGTGGCTGGCAGTCTGTTTACACACCTAAAGATAACCCGAAGCAATCTAATGGTGTCGTGATTAACCAACCCTCTGGCTTCACTCCTAAGCAAATAAAGACTCAAAGATTCACACAATCCATTCTAAATCCACCTGAATGGTAAACAACAATAATCACTTTAAAGGACTAAACATGATTTCAGGCGAAAACGTAATAACAACTAACCCAGCACTAAAGAACGCAGTCACAGCTTCAATCGCTGCTGGTAGCCGTAGGGTTACTGAGAAAAACCGTCAACTAGCCGTTGATAACGAGATTAAGTTAATGCGCTGGCACCAAGAGGCAGGCCATCAAACACCCGAAGAATTCGCCCGTTCGGTTAAAACTGTTCAGATGCTTAAAAAAGAACATCGCAGATTCAACCTTGCAAGAGGCTTCCAGAGTCATGCGGATTTATACCTATGAAATATTACCTAAAGCCACTAAGCCCTAAAAGCCTGTATGACGAGCTGATTGGTGATTACAAAGGGCCAGTAACCAAGGCTGGCTGGGGTGAGTCAGGAGGCTTAACGCACATCATCAAGTCACAACTTAATCCATTAGCTCGTAAGAAGTATTACAAGGAGAGGGCAGCATGATCCACGAAAACAGCCAAGCAGCATATCACTGTGCTGATCGTAAAAAGAACGCTGAATCACAGCAGGCCGAAATATTAAAAATTGTTAAAGAAAATCCAGAGCTAACGTCAAGTGAAATATCGCTAAAAACAAAAACATTATTCGCTGTCTGGAAGCGTTTGCCAGAGCTGCGGTCTCAGGGCCATGTTCACAACCCATACACTCGCTCATGTGAAGTGTCAGGTAAAAAAGCAATGGTATGGGCTGTTGCAGTATGAGAATCCTCAACCTAGATGAATGCAAGGTTGTTATCAAGAAGATTAATTCTGGCGTTGCTGCAAAGGTTATTGCCAAGAAGTTTGAAGTGGATCTTTACGATATAACCCTAATAAATCGGTGCAGGTCGAGCAAGTTTCCGCTAGACGACTATAAGTTAATTGATGACCCGAATTACAGGCTAGAGGCTATCGATCATAAGTGCAAAATTGCCGAGCCTACAGGCAAGAACTTAGGATCGCAAGGTTGGGATATTCGCATGAGCATGAAGCTATCACGGCTACCTATGAGTGCTTGGGCGACTGCTTTATGAATAATCAGGTGCCGAAATACAATGTCGTTAGTTTTAGTGGAGGTAGAACTTCGGCGTATATGATTCATAAGATACAGACAATGGTGTCACAAGGCGCAATAGATAACGTCAAATATGTGTTTATGGATACTGGCGCTGAACACCCCAAGACCTACGAGTTTATAAGGAATGTTGTTAAGCACTTCGATATAGATTTAGTGTGTATCCGCGCTGTAATGACCACCGAGGTAGGTATTGGCCCTAAGTTTAAAGAAATAAGTATCGATGATATTTGTGATGATTATGGCCCGTGGAAAGAAATGATGAAGTGTTATAGCACTCCATTTATTCACGGGCCTATGTGTACTGACCGTATGAAGACAGCCCCATACAAAAAATATTGCGACCAGACTTTTGGGCGTAATAATTACACCTCATGGCTGGGCATTAGGATCGATGAACTAAGGCGATTAAACCCTAAGAAGGGCTACAGGTTTTTGGCTGAAATATCGCCTATGGATAAACAAGACATTCTAGGATGGTGGAAGGATCAGCCGTTCGACTTAGGTATTGACGAGTGGCTAGGCAACTGCGTGTTTTGCATTAAGAAAGGCGTTAACAAGATTGCCCTTGCTGCCATAGACGAGCCTGAACTAGCTAAGGAATTTTGGGACATGCTTAACACTCAGCCTATACGGATTATTGAGACAAGAGAAGATGCCCCACTAATTATGTATCGCGGTAATAACACATTCCAGAGCGCACAAGATTCGTTTGCAGATTTCAGTAGGGACGAGATCTTATCTAGGATGCGAGGGAATAATGGTGGATGCGCTGAAAGTTGTGAGGTGTTCGGCTGTCAAGGTGACTTATTCAAGGAAAGCGAAGGGGCGGTAGCATGAATGGTGAACACTGGACAGTAAATAGCGATACAAGCCTAGAAAACTTTATTAAGCACTTGCGCGAACTTTACGAATTAAAGAAGTACGTGCAGGTGAAATGGTCAACAGATAAGGCCATTACTGGGACGCAACGTAACTCTGTTTACTTGTACTGTGACCTACTGGCTAACAATTTAAATGATCGCGGTTTAGATATGGTCAGCACGTTGCAGTCAGGTGTGGAAATCCCGTGGTGTAAGGATAGTGTTAAGAAACACATCTGGGCAAAGATTCAGCAAACAAAATACGAGAACAAGTCAGTTAATCAGCTAAAGACGCATGAAGTGAGCGAGATATACGATGTGATTAACCGCCACCTGTCTGACAAATTTGGTGTTCATGTGCCATTCCCTAACAGAGACAGGTAATGGCTAATACAAAGAAGAAGTGCAGGCATTGCAAAGAGTTTGTTTTAGCTGAATCAGGGGTAACTGTGCCGCTAGGCTTCTTCTGCAACAGAGATCATGCACTAGAACATCAACACGCGAAAGCTATGGCTGCTTTGAGCAAGATACGCGCTAAAGCTATCCAGTTAGCCAAGAAAGATATAAAAGCCCGTAAGCAGGCCATTAAGAGCTTAGGGGAGCTACACAAAGAAGCGCAACCAGAATTTAACAGGTATATCCGATTACGGGATAGGGGACAGCCCTGTATTAGTTGCCAAAGACACCACACAGGACAGATCCACGCAGGGCATTACAGGTCGGTAGGGGCAGCAGCAGAGCTTCGGTATGACGAAAGCAACGTACACGCTCAATGTGCGCCATGTAATAACCACCTATCGGGTAACGCTATTGATTACCGCATCAACCTAATTAAGAAGATCGGGATAGATGGGGTAAAACTATTAGAGGGGCCAAATGATCCAGCAAAGTATAACCGTGAAGACATTATGGCAATTAAAGCGAAGTACAAACTCAAATACAAAGAGCTTGAAGCTCAACAGGAGTTGTTATGAGTGATAAACAGCATGACATAATTATGGAGGGGGCAAACATCATCGCTTTGCTGATTAACACAGTGATTGATGTGGAGTATAGGCCGCGCAATGAAGAAGACGATCTATTGATGGAAAAGGCAGAAGAATGGGTTGATGAAAATGGCCCGATTTCATTAGATTTAACGGAGTATTAAAATGGCACGACCAACGAAGTACACGCCAGAGCTATTAGCAAAGGCTCAAGATTACCTAGATAATGAAAGTAACTCATTTCCTAGTCACATAGGGCTGGCATTTGAGTTAGGCATATCTAATTCAACCTTGTATGAGTGGATCGGAAACGAAGATAAGCATGAGTTTTCGGACATCGCAGAGAGAGTTATGCAACGTCAGTACATTAGCCTTACCACTAATGGCCTAGACGGTACGTTTAACGGTGGTATTACAAAGCTAATGCTAACCAAGCATGGTATGAGCGACAAGGTTGACCAAACTAGCAGTGATGGCTCAATGACACCACCAACAACGATTAATCTAGTTGCTAAAGAGTTTGAGAATCTTTAATGACAGAAATTGATATTGAGTTGCCGCCTAAGTTGGTTCCAATCTTTGAAGGTGAGGCAAGATACCGAGCAGCCTATGGCGGTAGAGGCGGGGCCAAATCAAGAGCCTTTGGCATGATGACTGCTGTATGGGGTTATAAGTTCGGTAAGAGTGGAAGATCAGGCCAGATACTATGCCTACGCCAGTATATGAACAGCCTTAGCGAGAGTTCATTCGCAGAGATTAAGAGCGCCATCCAAGCCGTACCATTCCTTAACGACTACTACGATTGTGGCGACCACTACATACGCAGCAAGGATGGGCGAATCAACTACAGCTTTGCAGGCTTAACACGCAACATCGACAGTATTAAATCTAAGGCTCGTATCATATTGGCATTTATTGACGAGGCTGAAACCGTGAGCGAAGAAGCATATATGAAGCTACTGCCCTCGATTCGGGAAGAGAGCTCAGAGCTGTGGACTATTTGGAACCCTCAGTCAAAGGACTCAGCTACTCACAAGCGGTTCAGAGTTAACACACCACCCTCATGCAAGATCACAGACATTAACTGGCAGGACAATCCGTGGATGCCAGAGGTACTCACTAACCAGCGCTTAGAAGACCTAGAGCAGCGCCCAGATACTTACGGGCATGTGTGGGAGGGTGACTTTTTAGAGTTCCCAGAAGGGGCTTTCTGGCTGCGTGAGATTAACAAAGCTAATGCTGATGGACGCATATCTAAACTGCCAGTAGTGGAAGCCCATCCTTGCATGACGTTTTGGGATATTGGAGCAAGTGACGGTTGTGCCATCTGGGTAGTTCAGCAGGTAGGGCTAGAGTTCAGGTGTATCAACTTCTACGAAGCATGGGGTGAATCATACTCACACGCTGTGAAGTGGATCAAGAGCTTGGATCTAGTGTTTGAGGATATGTATCTACCGCATGATGCTGACCATAAGCGCCAAGGACAGACTAATAACAAGTCACCTAAGCAGATGCTAAAGGAACTAATGCCTAGCTCTAACTGGCGAATAGTGCCACGCATTCAGGACATTCTATGGGGCATCCAACAAACCAGTGACGTATTCCCGTACTTGTACATTGACGAGGACAAGTGCGCTAAGGGGCTAGATCACCTCAAAGCATACAGGCGTAAGTGGTCAAATAGTGAGCAACGCTGGTCACACATCCCAGATAAGTCTGAGGGACACAGTGAAGCTGCTGACGCATTAC